ACATCAAGGGCAAGGTCAAACAATTCTGTATTAGATAAGCTGATTTTATCAGCTGGCAATAAGACAGGTACATAAGCACCGTCTGAGTTTACCAGCGTGACTTTGGTGGCGGACGCTGTTCCGCTGGCGTCGTATTCTTGGGACTTCGTCCCGTAATTTAATTTCATATAACCTCCTTTAAATTTTGAAAGATACATTGTCAAAGTTAAGCCAAGTAGCGTCAACGTTTTCCTTGACGACTATGTTACCGCTTGAATAGAGACCTAAAACAGCCACGCCATAGCTATTATTTAGGGCTGATACAAACATAGTTTGTTTAGGTCTAAAACCGACAGGTAAGACACCAATAACTGTCTCTTTTGTTGTTCTGCCTTTGTAAGCCGTTCCTCTGATGTAAACCACTCCATCAAATGTTTTTGAGTACTGAACTTTGTCGTAATCAGGATGATGTACCCAGCTGTTTTGCAAAGGTAGGACTTGCCAAGCAGAGTCTTGAGTGTATTTTTGGATGTCATCCTTTGTAGCGTACTCTTTCCAATCTTCCCAATCATCAATAGTCTTAGACCATCTGTGATGTCTGAAATAGACCTGACCGTTATTCCCATAAAAGAGCTGGATAGCCTCTTTATATCCGCCATCATTTTTACCATAGTTACTGTAATGAAACAGGTAGCCCCACTGTCCGCTAGGGTTTCCTTTTGCATTATTAGCTATATAATACTGACCAGGCCGGTCTAGTAGATTTGCATTAGTCACATTAGGCTTACCATCGAACCATAGAGGCCCTCCAGCATTTGAGGATAGCTGATACTGTTGAACAGGCTGGTCATTAGCGTAGATGTCTCCTTTGACGTCCAAAGCACCACGCTCACGGATTTTGTTGACTCCCACGCCTGACCTGTCATAAGATAATACCACGCTCTCCGTGGCAACGTTGACCATGAACTCAGTACGAGTGAATTTGTCCTCAAGGATACCGATGACCACCCACGACTGATTGGCAATATAATTGCCTGCAAGATTAGCCTGTGAATTGACTAGATTTGAGATACTTGCCCAGGATCCAGTGGCTGGTCCTGTGTCTACTTGAAAGTTAGTAGTCCCAAGCCTTGCAACCTTGAACGTCAAAGTCATTGTATTCTTTTGACTTCCTGAGACAGTCAGAGGGGCGATTTTGGCATTTCGTGTGATTGTTAGGGTGCTAGAGGTTGAACCCGTTCTAGCAATGCTAAATCTCAGTGCTGGAGCAAAATACTCAAGCACTGTGACAGATACCTCTCTAGCGTCTGACCATCTACCACGGCTATCAGATACACTAGCTCTGATTTTGATTGTGCCGTGATAGTTCATAATGCCAAGACTTCCACCGTTTGAGCTTGTGGACTGGTTTTTGCCGACGATTTCGGCATAGTATCCAGTGATGGATGAGCCGTAAGAGCCGACCGCACCATTAAACGCTACTTTGATGTTAGAGATTACCTGAATGAACGTGTTACCGTTTGGGATGAGATTTTGAGCTGCACCATTCAAGTCTGATAATGAAACCCCTGTAAATGTAGGCTTGACATTCGCTGGCACGCTAGCCGTCAAGGTAGTTGACTGTGTTCCTGTCTTATTAGATCCTGAATAGGTATCTACATAGATAGTACCTGTACCGCTTGCGGAGTTTGGAATGTCACTTGCAAAGTCAATAGGGATCGTCCAGCTAGTGGATGTATCCACATTCGTTGCAATCGTCCCTGACTTACCTGCCCATGAATAGCGCACTGTATGCTTGAAACTTGAGCTTTGACGGTTAATATTGATAGTAACTGAACTACCAATAACTCCAGGGCTCACGCTTACAGAGCTAGAGCGTGGGATAGTTGTCAGGCTAAGGCTTGCTGATACTGTGATAGTACCATGCAGGCCGTTATTCGGATTGAACGTGCATGATATAGGTAAAGTCTTAGTCCCATCTGCATTGTGACTGATTGTACTTGACCCACTAGCAAGCGTGTACTCCTCGCCTGATGTCTCCCACGTTGGGTAGCTGTAATGGACGTTACGGCCATCCAGATTAAGAGACAGCGTACTGTCTCCTTGATGGTTACGGGTGTAATAGGCGCCTGTACGGCTAACTGTCATCCGCCAGTTGACAGTTGAGGTGTTATCCGTGATACTCTGAGAGCCCTGCTCTACATAAACATTGAGATACAAGCTCCCACTTGAATTACTAAACTTTGCCATTTTACTCCTTTCTATCCAACGTAACGGATGACGTTCATGTCAGGGTTAATATGATACTGCTCTTCTCTAAATCTGCCTATTTGGATAGTCTTAGAGAAAATCCCGTTCTCAATGTGGATAACACCTTGAGAAATATACATAACCTCTACACCAGCGCTAAACATTGAGATACGGCCGTTAGGGTTAAACATCATGCTAGAGCTCCCGTCATTCTTACCGATGACTAGACCCTCATTTGAGGAACTCATATAGGTATCAATGAAATTCCATCTATCAGATAGCTCTCCAAGATCCTTAGCAATATTAGAGACACGCTGACTAGCTGAAATCAAATCTTTCTCAGCTTGCGCCCTTGCGGTCTCGTTAGATTGGACAAAGTCCTTGTAAGCCTTTATCCAATTATCAAGTGTGTCAGCGCTAGCTTTAGCCTCAAGCTCAGCCTGGATAATTCCAGCTTTCTCATTTAGAGCGTTGAGTTGTTCTTGAGTTAGCCCTTGATCGGCTTTAGAATCTAACTGCTTTTGAGTCTCTGACCAGTGAGGTTGCCAGCTCGTCATTGGTATAGCTCCAACTGTTAAAACGGCCCAATCAGCATTACCGACTCCCTCAAGCTCGACAGTAAAAAATGAAACAGTATCACCAGCATTAAGATTTTTGGTTGATGTGAAAGTAGCACTCCAAACATCCAACTCAAAGCTATATGCTAGACTTATCCACTGCCAGCTATCGCTAGGATTTTCACGAATCCCAAAGCTAAGCGTGCTGTTATCACTCCTCCACCACCTAGCGCTTAATGTGTACTGTTTGCCTGCTTTTAAGGGTTCAGCCAAGATGAAGTCTTGCTGATGTTTATTTCTCCATCCAGCATTTGAATCAAGTAAAATGTTTCCTGATTGCTCTGTTGTCCCAAATAAAGCTGTCCACTTATAGCTTGCAGGATTCTGACTATCCGCCTCAGTGAAATCCGTTAGCGTACCTAAAAAGCGCTTGTTAGTACTATCAGAGGTGCTAAAGCCATCACGACCGTCAGCGGAGTTAGCCCAGGCTCGATGAAAGTATGGAGTCCGTCCATCTGCTCCAGGCTTACCTGGAATACCTTGAGGGCCGTCCTTACCGTTCTTGCCATCTGGCCCTTTCCACTTGTTCCAGCGATAGTCAGCAGGATTGATGCTGTCAGTTGAGTTGAAATCAACATAGACCCCTATATAGGCCTTGTCAGCGTTAGTTTGGCTAAATCCACTACCTGAGATAGTATCGGCGTAGGCAATGTGAGTGTATTGTGTACGACCGTCAGCTCCTTTAGGTCCAGGGATACCTTGGTCACCCTTTACGCCTTGCAAGCCTTGGAGTCCTTGTAAACCACGTTCTCCACGGTCTCCCTTTTCGCCTTTTTCTCCTCTTTCACCTTTGGGACCTATTGCCCCCTGTGGTCCAGGGTCACCTTTCGGTCCTGTATCCCCTTTTTGACCTTTGAGGCCATCAGACGTATTGATAAGAGTCAACTGATCAGACGCTACCTCTTTGTTATCAATCCAAGCCGAAACCGTCAATACCATTTTTTGATTGATGTCCGAGCCTCGGACAATATAACTAGGGCTTGTGGCTTTGATTACACCATTCACCACCCAGCGCCATCCACTATTGATGACTTTGTTCCCTCGCATTAAGGAAGGGGTCACAATCGTCTGACCTTGACCATTCTTAAAAGCTATACCGTTGTCTGTAGTTAGCTTGATAGTGTAGGGCTTAGCGTCCTCTATCAACCTGTCTAGCTGTTGCTGAATGCCTTGAGATAGACGATTTTCAAGCGCCTTAGCATTTGAGAAAGTGGTCTTGTTATTCTTCGGATTGGTAAAACTGATGACTTGCTCAGATACCCTCATCTCAAGCAATAGAGCAGGGTTAAAGCCGTCATCATAGACTTTGACTGTATCTCCGATGTCTAAATCAGCAAATCCCTCAGCCTCGTAAGTGACTGCTGGGTAACAGTTCTTTTTGAGCTCGCGGTAGGCTGCTGATCGGATGACCTCAGGATTTGAACTCTCTACCGTCATATCCTTACGAGTCCACTGGTCACGGTCACCTGTTGAATGTGTGAAAGTACTCGGATACATCTGCATTGAAAGAGGCGCATATAGTGCAGCTCCTGACTGATAGAACTCACGCTCGCCTTTTTCGTTATTGACCGACCAAGGACCAAGTCCGCTGATGTCAATAACATTGCCGTGTTCGTCCTTACCAGTAGGTACTACAGTGTTGTAGATCCTGGTCTTATCAATCGTGCGAGTAATGGTTTTTAAGTTCTTACCATACCTCAAAACAGTAGGGCTGATTTGACCTACTCCCTGGTGACTATCGTCGTGCTCATGATAAACATTGACTGTAAATGACTTGATGGAGCTGTCAGCGTTGAGACGTGTATCAAATTCAATTTCTGCGCCAAATTTCTTAGCTAGACTAAGTAGTCTATTAAGTTTGGTGTCTGTGCCCTCCCACTCAGCTGAAATCTTCTTGTCTGATACTTCATTAATACCGATTTTTAAGAAAGTAAAGTTGAGCAAATCCATCTCCTCGCAAAACTCCTTAAAACTCATAGCCTTAGGTGACTTGTAAGGGATAGAGTACTCATTGATCAGCTCAAGGTTTAGGTTGATACTGTAACACTTAATAACTTTCTCGTTTTCCTCAATTTTTCGGATGGTGTGTAAGTAGGTCTTGCCTTTGTAGTGAAAAGACACAAAAGCCTTCTCGTTTAGAGTATTGTAGGCCCTTTTCTGCCCGATGTCTGAGATAATGGCCTTTTTAAAGACCGTAAAGTCAAAGACGCTGGATCCTGTCTCGAGGTATCGTGTCCAGGTATCATTGAAATAGTTCAACGTCCCTTGCTTGTTATTGTCGATGAATGCCACTTTCCTCAAATTTGAGTCGTGAATTGTTAATAACATTACAAATACCTCTCTTCAAACTCCACTTTGATAGTAGGCTTGGTCTTAATCCAACTTGAGCAATAGACTTCCAATCGGCTATTGCCTGGAGGGATAGTCAACCAGTGCGAGCCGTCAACGACGTCTACTGTCCTCTCAATTCCGTCAAGCGTTACTGAGTCCGTCTCGCTATTGACAATGAGATTAGAGCCGATAGGGTACCGATTAGGTACATCTCCAATAGATGGCACAAAGTCCTTACGAAACATCAACTCATCAACGTACATATTCGACACCATAGGTTTATCGTGATAAGCTCCTAAGGTCACATGGATTTTAGCTGATTTTCTATCCTTGATTTCAGGAATGACAAAGCTATAATACGAGCCATTATAGTAGATTTGGACTCGCTCTGCGTTTCGCCTAAGTTCAAATTGGCCTCTTGCTGGCACAAATGGATTTTTGTTTTTGTCGTCGGATCCAGTAAAAGTGAAACATTTCAAAAAGTTATACTTCCCTTTGCCGTCTGAACCAAAAACGTTGAACTCGCATTCTTGCCCTTTAGAGCGTTTGAATGTTTCGACACCATACAAAAATTGACCACTAGTGTCTGATACGGTTATCTTGATAAAGCCGTACTGATCAGCACCATTTGACTGAAATACCTGCTTACAGAATAGATAATCATTGAGTGAGCCTACACCTCCAGCGCTATCTGTTGGAATGTCCCAGGAAAGCCCTGTCGCATAGTTCCCGTACTTGCCAGGCGTGGCTTGGTCTCGCAGTTTGATGTGTTTCTTATCCCAAAGAGTAGTCAATTCAGACACTCCTGTCACAGTTTCCCCGTTATCGTTCGTGATTGCTCTGTTTTTGACCGCTCTATTAAAAGCATCTGAAATCCTATCCCCTCTAAAGTCAATCAAGACCTCAGAGCGCTTGACGATACCTGTGTCGGTTTCCTCACGGTCTCCAACTTCAAAGGCTCCGCTGGTATTTACAAGACCGATGTAGCCATTCTCAGCATTGTGTTTGACCGTCACAATTGGAAAGGCCTCGACGTTGCCATTATTGACGAGGTCAAAAACAACCTTGTCACGCAATTCTTGACCATTGTCAAACCGTCTATAAGTCGAACTATGAGCGACTCCGTCAGGTACCAAGATTTCAAACTCGCCCTTCTGGAACCATCTAGCCACGTTGTCGACATCCACAGATCCAACGACAAGTCCCATATAATACTTGTCAGGCTCATCTGAAATGGTAATCTTAACTGGCTTGTCCGTGTTCAGAATCGTAGCCAAATCGTGCTTGGCCAATTCGGTATCTCTTGCCGTCTTTCTTTGCACGGCAAACTTGATTTTGATTTTTTTAGGTCCAGTTCTTACTTCCTGGACGTTAACGCCCAAAAAAGGAGCGTCATTTGTCGTGACGTTCCTTTCATTTCCTATCGGGCGTATTACTTCGCTTATTTTGATAACCTCAGAGAGGTCATGATTGTTATAGATTACTGTGTCCATTAAATAATACCTCTCATCATGTTATCGATCATGAGCTTGTCATTTTGGAAATCGGTCATCTGTTGGCCAATTTGTCCGACAAGCGCTCCACTTTCCATCATCATGTTTACAGGCCGTTTGACTGCTTTTTCAGCAACGTCTAGAGCTTGCTCGACTAGTCGGTTAGATTTCTCTTGTACGACCTTAACGCTTGCCTTGATTTGACGGTCAAGGTCTGATTTGACCTGAAGCGTCTTAGTAAGGCTCGACTGCCCTACTCCAATAATATCTTCAGGGGCAAAATTAAAGGCTTTGATTTGGTCGAATACATCTCCCATAGCGTCATCCACTTTGTGAGCATCTGCTAGGATACCAACTGCCACCCCTTGAGAAATATAGCGTCCGACATTGTCTCTAAACAAGCGTGATGGACTGTGGATTTTAGCCTTAGCCTGTGCAGCTCTTTCAGCTTGAGCGACTAGAGCATTAGCTGCAGCCGTCACAGCTCCTAGAGCTGAATACATCCCACTTGCTAACCCTTGGCCAATCATAGAACCAGCGTAGCGCATAGCACTAACACCAGACATCGCAGTAGCTCGAATAGAGCTGACCATTGTAGCCATTGCTGATGTTGCTGAACCCACTCCAGAGCGTATGCCATTTGTTATCCCTTCAGAAACTCCACGACCTGCCTGTTGGCCAGCCTGTATCATTTGAACTGATGACTGTGTAATCGCAGAAACAATCAATGTCATGCTTGACTGGACAGAAGAAACTGCTTGTGCCATCGCTGAAGCTATGCCTGAAGCAAGCTGAGAAATGGAAGCTGAAGCTGATGAAGCTGAAGCGTTAATCATCGTTAGAGTAGATGATATCGCTGAAGCACCGCTCTGTGCCATCATCATTGCATTAGCTAGAGCCATCAAACCTGTTTGTAACATCATGACACTTGCTACAGATCCTCCAAGGCTTGCAAATGAGCTCATAACCGATGAAGCAAAAGTGCTCATCGAAGCTCCAGCACTCGCCAATGTTTCAGGCAATGTACCAAGGCTAGTGCTTAGTGATGATAGAACAGTAGGCACTGACTGCAAAGCAAGACTTGCAAGTTGAGCCGATGTAGCAATCAACATCAAACCAGTCCCTGCTTGTTGCAATCCTGGCCCAGCCGTAGCGATACCTGAGTTAGCAATAGCAGTTAAACCAGCTGAAACAACTGTCAAAGTCCCTGCAAGGTCAGCTAAATTAAGACCGACAAGGATTTGAATGCCCTCTGCCATGTATTTAACGCCTAGACCTGCATTCTTAGCAGCATTACCGATGCTGTCAAAGATTCCAGCTACACCATCAAGTACATTACGAATAGCAGAACCAAAGGACTCAACTACACTACCAGCACTTTTCAAGATAGAGCTCACTTGTTCTCCAAATGTTTTCAAGAGATTAGACAAGCTATCAATGATAGGACTAATCTGAGAGAACATGCTGCTAAATGACGAAACAATATCAGCAATTGACGGAGCTATCGCAACGACCATTTCAGTTATAGCTGGAGCAAATGGAGCTATCGCTTCAACAATTTGAACGATAGCGTCAGCTATAATTTGAGCTACTGAAACGAATGCATTACTTATAATCTCGACGATTGGAGTCACTGCCGTTGCAATTCCTGAAATGGCTTCGCCTAAAGCTGTGATAAACGGAGCTGCTGCACCCATTGCCTCTCCGAATGCAACAACAAGAGGAGCGAGCTGAGCAAGAGCACTTGTTACTGTTGGCAGAACTCCTGAAACTGTAACGATAGCCTGGGCAAATGTGCTGATGATTGCAGTAGCAACAGTAGCAAATGCCTGCCCAACTGCGTTAATGATTGTAGCCACTCCTTCGCCTTGACTAGCAATGAGACTTAGGCCTGCAGCAATAATAGCCACTCCAGCTCCGATTCCGACTGCTGCAATACCAATCGCTCCGCCAAGCGCTAGGATATTGCCCATCCCTGCAGTTTTCAATGCAGCGCCAAAGGCTTGAATAACTGGCGCTAATCCAGAAAGAGCAATTTTGATACCTTCACCAATTCCTGTCGCAGCTGTTTTGATTGCTGTTCCTGTTGTTTTGATTAGAGTTGAGATTGATTTGAAGATTTGAGCGATTGCGCTTTTCGAGCTCGTTGCACCTTTTACAACTTCGTCTGCCCCTTCCTTGGCGCCTTTAGCAAATAAACCAAATGGATTAAAGTTCTTCAAGAAATTAAATGCCTTGAAAGCGACTAGAGCTCCTCCGATCCCTGTGATTAAACCTCGCCAAACATCTGCACTAATTGATTGAGTTAATTTTGAAATCCAACTCACGACTAAAGAAATAGCGTTCACGACGTGGCCAGCGGCTGCGCCTACGATATCCCAAGGAATAGCATCTCCCAATTTAATTGCAAGATCAAGAGCTGCATCCGTCAAATCTTTAAATGCTTG